CAAACAGCTTTTCTGAATCTAAATCAACTGTTTCGCCACGTGCATTAGTAAGTTGCCACATGCTCATATTAGTTCCTTTCTAAAACCCGCCCACGTTTAAGTGTATTGTGCATTTATGTGGCGAGTTTTTTGTTTAGTTTGCTGAACGAACAGCTCTGGATATGATAGCCTTTGAAAACTTATTCATAGTAATGTCATCTACTGACTGATTTGCTGCAGTTGTTTGCCCCAAAATTCCTGCTAATAACTCAACAACATTGCTTAAAGTCTTATTAGTAGCTTCAAGCATATTTGCTAAATTGCTATCAGTTGAGCCGGAGACATCTGTACTTGAAGACGTATTTTGTGCAAAGTGAGTTACAGTTTCACCTAATAGCTCCATTGCTCTAGACTTCTTAGACAAGTCCCAAGGTATTACTGCTTCAGTCATTCCACCCTCGGCGATGTTTGCTAAGTGCGGCGTATTAGTAATCGTCCCGTTTGCATAACCGTGCCCTTGTCCCAAATAAGATAGGTTAGATCCATAACGGTTTTTAGCATAAGCCAGAGCTGCTAACAAGTTATCGTAACCATTGAAGATATTTTTATGACCAGGGAAAGCATAGGCATTAAAAGTAGCAGAGATTGTCTGCATAAGACCTTTAGCTAAGTCACCACTCAATGTATTCACATCTGTGTAACCACCCTGCACAGCCTTTTCATTACCACCTGATTCCGTTTGAATCTGACGTAAGACTTTATTGACCATATCAGAGCTAGTGCTTAGTCCATTGGCTTTCAAAGCGTCTTTAACTTGGTCAGTCCAACGTGTAACACCTGAACCAGATGGTGCACCTTTACCACTACCACCTTCGTTCTGTTCGTTATACTTATCAAAAAATTCTTTGACTTTATTTATTAAAGAGTCTTTTGCTTTATCAACACCACCGATTGATATGTTCTTAATTGAACCATCAGCAAGACTAGATAATTTTGAATACCCAACTTTGTCGGCGAACCAATCTACTGCGCTTTTAGCCCCTTTTCCAATAAAGTTATCAGCATCTTGAACTTTGTCTTTTACCCAATCAAATGTATCGCTCAATGTTCCCAACACTCCGTCTTTATGAGCAGGCAAATTATCAACCATTTTCATAAATTGCTTAGACATACCGTGCGGCAATATTGAGGTTCCAGCATCTAAATGTCTTATTTCCGGTCCTTTAGTTCCTATTGGATAAATCCCTTTAAGGGGACTGTGTGCAAGCTCAAAACCCTCTTCACCAACAAGCGCTATTTCGTCTGACAAAAGACCGCGGGTACCAGTGGCGTATCCTTTATACTTCATTCTTGGTATTCCGCCCCAACCTTTGTGAATACCGTTTAAAAATCCATTTAAACCATCAACTATTCCATTTATGATATTAGTAGTTTGTTGGTTTTGATTGTTATAACCATCAGATATCCAACCGGTCTCTTTATCAATGGCTCCTTTATGCAATTTAGCTTGCTTTTCTGCCGCTGAAACAATTTCATCTTGCTTGCTATTAGCGGATTTAACTGACTTTTTCCGTTCTGTTTCAGCGGCATCAATTGAATCATCGCGTTGTTTACGAGCGTTTTTCACAATTTCGTCATGCTGTTTGCGAGATATTGACCCGTTTTGGTAATATTCTTTATCGGCAGCTGCAACAGACTTTTTATACTTATCATTAGCGCTATCAACTGATTTATCACGCGTTTCTTGAGCTGCTTTAATTAATGTATCACGTTCTTTTTGTCCCGAAACAATGGCATCATGAGCGCCTTTTTCTGTCAATTTCTTTTTTGAACTGTTTAAATCAGCTAACAAGTCAGATTGTTTTTTGTTGGCTGTTTTAGTCATAGCATTAATTTTAGTATTTAGATTTGACTCTTTTTTAGCCATATCATCAGCATAATTGCTTTGCAACTTAGCAAGCTCCTTGTTAAGCTCTTTTTTATATGTTTTAGAACCTTTACCATACTGCTCTTCAAGCTTTTTAAGTTTGTCACTTCCACCTTTTTGAAGTTTTTCAACATCAGAATAGTACTTAGAGGAAATGTTTTTCATATCCTTAACAAGATTTTGCTGATTCGTTTTGCTTTTGTTATCGTTTTTTTGACTGTTTTGTAGTATTTTGTTTGCCTGTTGTTGTGTTAAATTGCCATTGGCTACAAGTGTTTTCAAATCTTGCTTTGATAACTTTTGCTTATTTTGGTAAAACTTATCGATACCTTTATATATATCGGCATATGTTTTAGTTGATTGTGCTTTGGCGTTTTCAACATCTTTTGAGTCAACACCAAATTTTATCTTTGCATTTTTGTTAAGACTGTCAATCTGTTTTTGGTATGATTTAGCAAATTTTTTCATCAAGCTGCTAGGTTTCTTAAACGTATCTTCCCATTGTGTTCCAATCCAAGCACTGATACTTTGCGGATGTGATTCTTTGAAACCTTTTTGATAAGCTTCACCAGCTTGCTTACCTAACTTATTACCAAGAGCACCACCGATAGAGGCGCCTAGTGCTATACCGACGGGTCCGCCGATACTACCAATCAATCCACCTGCTAAGGCTCCTGCTCCTCCACCTAATGATCCACCTGTTCCTTTGGCTTTAGTTACATCATCTTTTGCTGTAACTGCTGAATACCCACTTTTTAGAGCCGGCAACAATGCGGCAGCAATACCGGCAACAGGTATAGCCTTTGACATTATTGGAGCCATTTTAGACAAAATACCAGCTTCGCTAACTGCTGTGCCTGACAATCTGACTGCTCCACCTGCTGCAGAACGAGATATTGCACCATCAGTTACCAAACTGGATATTTCTTGTTTTCCTAACGAGGTAGCACTTTTAGTTATGCCTCCAGATGGCAAGGAAACGGCATTTAAACCAGCAGTGATTTTGAGTACACCATTCAACTCCTTGTAAGTAGAAATAGCAGTTTTAACCCATCCTATGGCATCACTTATTTTTTTGAACGCCCAAACTCCGGCAAATACTTCTGCAAATATTTTAATTTCTCCGGTGTGGGTTCCAATGTATTCAACTAAGCCAATAGTTTTATCACCAACCCAAGCGACACCGTCTGCTATTTTTTTTAACCCTTCCTGACCATCTTTCGAGTTAAAGGCTTTAGCCATTTTAACGGCAGCTTCTGAAATAACAGGTAACATTTGCTTGCCGATCATTATCATGGCGGCTTGTCCAGCTTGACTAAATTGTTGCAATTCAGCTTTGACAGTTGTCATATTCTTTTTGGCTAAATTAGCTACATAGCCTTGACCATCTGCTGATTTTTCAACTTTTTTATTCAATTCATCTAGCTCTTGATTATTCTGTGCTAAAATAATTCCGGCTTGCTGCCCTGTTGTTCCAAATAAGCTATTAAATACAGAGTTTTTTTGAGCTGTACCCATATGCTTTGTTTTTTCGTTAATGACCTCCATTATAGTTGTCATGTCACGCAAGTTACCATTAGAATCAACCAATTGACTTCTACTAATGCCCAACTTGCTAAGCATATCTTTTGTCCCGCCTGATTGCACGGCCTGAACTTTACCGTTTAATTTTTCAATAGCCTCTTGCTGCGTTTTAATAGCAGAAGTAGCCGACTTTGAACTTTTAGTTCCAGCTTTTTCGGCTGCTTGATAATCAGCAATTTTTTTCTGATGTTCCGCTATTTTTTCATTTAATGAATCGATTGAAGCAGCAGAACCTTTTTGTGCTGACTCTTGGTCAGACAATGCACCAGTGATGGAATTGATGACTTTACGTAAACCAGTACCGGCTTTATCGGCTTCAAGACCGTGGTTAGAAAGAATACCCATTGCAGCAGACGTTTCAGATAGTTTGAATCCTGCTGAATGAGCAGAATCACCAACGTATTCCATACCTTTACCAAGTGATTGGAAGTCGGTGGCTGTCATATCAGCAGCATAAGCTAACTGGTTAACAACTTCTTTTGTGTTTTTAGTCATCTTGGCAGCGTTATCAGTACGCATGCCGTATGCATCAACAACCTGAGATGTTACACTCAAAACGTCATTAAAATCATCTCCAGAGGCAACTGAAGCTTGGAGTTCTGATCGCATAGCCCCCAAAGCTTCAGCCGAAGTATAGCCACGTTTTATTAATTCTTGATAACCTTCAGCAATGGCTTGCTGTGATTTCCCGTACTGTACAGAATATTTAGCACCGTCCTTTTGCATTTGATTGACGTTTTTTTGTGCTTCGGCAGCTTTTTCACCACCTGTTACTGCTAGGTTTAATGTTTTAACGTAAGCTTCTTGTAGATTAGTGGCTGCTTCAGCGCCTTTAATAGAGACGGCTCCAATACCAACAATAGCAATACTGCTACTATATGCCATGTCTTTAATCTTTTGACCAGCCTTTTGAAAGCCGTTACCCATCTTTTCGGCAGCACGATAAGCAGTATTAGCACCACTAGCATATTTAGTTAGTCCATAAGGATTAGCACTATTAACTTCGGCTTGTGTGAGCTTTAACTCCTTTTTCATGTTAGCGATACTTGTCGCTGTTTCGTTCACACGAACAGATTGCTTTCGATAAGCTTCACTAGCAGACCCGCTAGTTGCTTCAACGCGCTTCAATTCTTCTGATTGTTTAACATACTGTTGGGATAGGTTTGATAACGAAGACTTCATCGAATTTACACTCGATATATTTGCTAATCGTTCTTTACCTTCTGCCTTTAAACGATTGACGTAAGAATCAGACACTTGCGTCATTTGCTTATATTCTTGTTGCAACTTAGCCAGCCCGCTTGTCTGATATTCCATTGAAGACTGGGCACGCTGTTGCTGTGATTCTAAACTAGCTAATTTTTGGTTAGCCTGTTGAATGTTTTTTTCGTACTTTAAAAAAGACTCAGCACCTTCTTTTGTTGAGGTGTCTAAGCCCTTTTGTCGTTGTTGCAATTCAGTGATTTTATTTTTTTGAGCATCCATTTCACGGCTTAAACCGTTGTATCGTTCCTGAGATGCTTTTAAATAATCACCAGATGATTTTGCAGCCGCTTCTTGTGCCTTCCAAGCATTTTTAACGGAATTAACAGCATCATTAAGCCCACGCAGACTGTTAGTTGCTTTTAAAGTATCTAACGCAATAGACGTTGCCATCTCTGCCTGAATTCTTTCAACCATTTATTCTCCTTCCCCTGGAATTTTTAACCCCATTTGTTTAGCAATAGCCAATGGATCACCAGCACGTTTATCGGGTTCTTTTGCATTAATCATATTCATAAACGAAAAATACTCTTGATCATCTAAATCACTAGGAAGAATGCCGTACTCTTTGAAAAGTTGTTTCTTAAAGTATCGTAATTCTTCTAATTGATTCCTCTTGTCGAATACTAACCGTCTTATTCGACCGAATCTTCTTTTGGGTCAGTTTCTTCAGCCTCTTGTTCTTCTTGTTCGCGTTTCGCTTCAGCAACTAATACGTTGTAATTTTCATCAGTGACACCACGCATACGTAATGTGACGTATTCAAATGCTTCACCAAATTGTTCAGGACTGATACTGTTCTTGATGTTTTCAATATCTTCATCAGATAGTTCAAACGCAGCTTGTACGAATTCCATCTTCAAGCGAGCTGACTTTAGGTTATTACGACGAATATCAATATATTCAGCATTTTCAGTATCTTGCAACTCCAATAACGTAATGTCCAATTCATCTAACTTTTCTAACAATCCAAATGTTGTACGAACATTCACTGTTTTACGAATTCCGAACTTATTCAACTTAATTTTTTCTGTATTAACTGCCATTTTTTGGCTCCTTTTCTTTTTATGTACTTGGTTGTTTTTTATAAAAAATAGTTACAATATAACTTTTTTAAACTGTTATAAAGTTACATTTTTTGTGGTTTGATTTTTATCATAAATAAAAAAGTTACAAAATTTATGTAACTTTCGTAAAAAAATGTAACCTCTGTATCAATTGACATGACTAGCTTCAAAGGCAATTAGTTACAAAGTTACATTATTTATACTTTATTTATATTTATATATTATATATAGGGTTTTAGAGGTATTGAGTAACCTAAAAAATGTAACCTTAAAATTACCCGCCCACTTTCGTGAACTGTTTATTTCCTAAGCGAGTATAAATATATAAATTAAGCGCCTACTGTAACGGTTACCTTAGCGGACTT